ACGAATCCGAGCATAGCTGCCCAGCCGTTAAATCTTTCTGCTTCGTTTGTCATAATTGGATGTTTGTTAATTGGATAGTTTGGAATGACTCGGGGTGGAGTCTCAGTTCCGAATAAATTGAGTGGTTCGTTAGTCATTAATACCTGTATGGTAATTTTTTAATTGGCGGTTTCTTTTTTGGTGGTGGATTAAATCCGTATGTACTGTCGTAGTCATTAACACCATCCATGTAACCATCATGGAATATATTACCGATAGCTCCGGGTATTCTACCACTGGCTATCTGAGCGATAACACCAAGACGACCTGATTTCGCTAAGTTTTTTAGTCCTTTTTTAATTCTCATTTTTTCTTGGATTTTTTCTTGTAAGGTTTTGCTGTTTTCGCTGACCGTTTAAAGTTAGCGGCGGTGGGAGCTCCCTTAGAACCCACCTTTCTCATCTTCTCACCAGAGCCAGCTTTGATACGCTTTCTCTTGGCATGGATGTTTGCGTACAATCCTCGTTTAGCCATGTCTCTCTCTATAATAGTGCGTGACCACTAGCATTTCCACTTACGTAGAGCGAGTGCTTTACGTGTAGGTTTGCCGTTAGGTTTTTTCATTGGTCCTTTTACTCCACTCATGCGAGCACAGAAAGAACGTTTACGTGCACCACCTCCGGGCTGTGGTGCTTTGAGGTTAGAACCGGTAGCAGCATTGTACTTCTTTCTACCGGCTGCTGTCAGTCCACCAGTACGGGACTTGTGCTTTCCCATTTTAAGACTGACATTCTTTTTCTTAACTGCCATTATACTGGATAGTCATTATCTTTTGAAAAGAAATCGTAGTTCTTAACAATCTTTTTATCTATACCTGACCCGGGCATCAGCTTGTTGTCACGAATGTACTTAGCTGGGTCAGAGTCAGAAGGATTAACTTTTTTAGTTCCTTTCTTGATTATTTTTTTAGGCATTACACTCCTCTCATAGCTTGCTGAATTAATAAAGTTTCACGCTTTTTTCTGATGGACTCATTAGGTGACGATGCGTTAATAATTTTTAGAGCTTCCTTAAACTCTTTATTAGTCATATCACCTGAGCCACTAAGTCTAGGTAGCTGTGCAATCTTTAACTTGTTACGTTTTTTGTTTTTGACTAATGGTAAACCTAACTGTTCGTAGGTCTCTTTACCATTTTTCTTCTTCTTCTTTTTAGGTGCTTTGAATACACGGTAAGGAGCGTCCTCCATGTTAGGTTCTCTTGCCATTACTTTTTCTTTTTATTTTTCATGATTGCAGCCGCAACTTTTGGTCTTTTTTTTGCGAGTGCGGCTAGTCCCTTTGACACTCCACCTTTCTTTTTAGCTGGTGGTCTACCTTTTTTTGAACCGTAAGTTCCTTTTCCCATCGGCATTTTTTTGTAACTCCTAAAAGTCTAAGTCTGATCTGTCTAGTTTTTCGATAACATCTTGCCTGTAGGCAGGGTCGTTATCATACCTTCTGTCACTCATAGCCTGCACTAATTCAGCTTGGCTACGGAATACATCACCCTTCTCAGGTGCTGTTTTACCTGTTAACATTTTACCTTCATACCCATTTGCATTATCATACTGATTCTTCAATGCGTTTACAGCAAACTGTACAGAATCAACCGTGCCATTTGCTATGATGTCATCGTAAGCTGCTACTTGTGTAGGATCTAAATTAGATTGAGCCCACTGTACCATAGTAGAATATTTATCTACTCCACCAACTGAGTTTTGTATTGTATTAATCTCTGTCTCAGTTAGTTCAGCAGCTGGTTTAGCTAATCTCTCTTGCAGCTGTGGAGTGTTTTGTATCTCCAGATATGCTTCTACAAGATCTTTACTAGACATTGAATTAAACTTGTCTAGTGTCTCAGGAGATAGTTTACCATCATTATTAAACTCATCACTAGCAGAACTAATGAGCGAAGCCCCGTCACTAAGACTAGGCTGCTCTGTTTCTTCTGGTTCTGCTGTATCTGTTTTTTCTTCTGGCTCACCTTGTTCTCCTAACTTTTTCTGTAGCTCTACGTACGCCTTCTCTAGCTCTGCTGCATCTTTATACTTGCCAGCTAGTAATTGTTCTTGACCTTCTACAAGCTTTTCACCAACGGCAAGAGAGTCTTGCTCGTCAGATGTAAGCTCGTCAGTAAGTGTTTCTGTTGGTACTGTAGTATCTACTGTGTATGTGTTAGTCTCTGCCATTTATTATTGTGGTGGTTGTTGTGATAGTCCTTGGATAGCATTAGTAGCTTGCTCTGCTATCTCAGGATTTTTTGTAGGATCCATAAGAGGAGTGCCTGCAATTTGTCCTGTCTGATCTACAAGTGATTGTTGTGATTTCTCTTGTGCAAGCTGTTGCTTATCTTGTTGTAACTGTTCGTTCGTCTTAATTAGATTTAGAACATCAATACCCTGTGCTGCTGCCAATCTCTTGATAGCTTCGCTTGGTTCTACATATCTTAACAATGCTTCTGGACCTAGAGTCTGAGCTATTGTAGCAATAAATGTAGTAAGAGCTTCTCTGTCCTGACCTCTACCTAGTGCATTAACACCGGCTACAATCTTAGGACGTACTAGATCTTTAGGTAATCTAGGTATCTCTTTGTTACGCTGTAGGATTAACAGTGTTCTATTTAAATATGGAACTAGGAACTCAACCGTCAGCAAGCTGAATAGTCCGCCGAGTGATGATTCTAGTTCTAGCTGTGTAAGTCTTACCTCTTCAGCTGTAACTCTTTCTGCGTTCCTGATGTTCATAACCAAGAAAGCTTCGAGTATTCTTTTTTCTATTGTTGCTGCTAGCTGTGCAGCTGTAGCAAAGTCTGCTGTCTTACCGACTTGTACGACTCCTACATCTTCTGGTCTACCCTGTATGATAGCACCGTTTCCAGCTTGTGACAAGGTCTGTGGTTTAGTTGTTGATGAAGGTGAGACAAGAAAGACTACCTTACTTGCTACACTTGCTCCTTCTACCAATGCCTGAGACAATCCATCGAGACTACGCAAGTCTCCGATAAACTCCTCTACTCTACCACGTCCATAGTCCTCACCATCGACTGTATTGAAACGAAGAACTAACCATGGCGAAGCGTTCTTAGGTGCTGTGCTACGGCTGTCAGGAAGTAACATTCCGTCTACTTCTTGATGCCAGATCCAGCGTCCGCTAGCTTCATCCATCTTGACACAGGTGTATACCTCAGCGTCGTCTTCATAAGAGTCTGTTGGTGAATTAGGACCAGCTTCTGGTGGCTTAGGCAACTCTAGACCTAATACCTTTCTGCTAATTCTTTCCTTAGTAATTATTTCTATGACATTACCATTACCATCTCTGTCGACAACGTATCTATTTAATGGATAGTGTTTTAGTCCATCTTTGCCCATAAATACAAGAGCATTACCAGAAACTATAAGATGTTTCATGGCTTGGTGTACTACAACTCTGTCACTAGATGCAGCGATGTAGTCCATAATTATTCTCTCTAATTTAGAGAACGATAGGTCTAACTCACTACGCATAGTAGGGTCCATCTCTTCTCCTAGCTTGTCGTCTCTGACTTGCAGCTTGAAGAAGGCTGTCTGTGGTGGTAGCATAGCTAACATAAGCTTTGCTGACAATGTAACTACTGCCTTAGCTCCAACGGATTGGTACGGTTGTAGTAGTGTACGTTTGCCTTTGTAATTGTCGTCTTGTGTAACTAGATAAGGTAAGGTAAGTTCAGAACATTCAACAGCAACATCAAGAAACTGAGTTCTATTGGCTGCTAGCTTAGTATACTTTTCCCTTGCCTTATACATTTATTCCTCCAGTTCCACCACCGGTTGCTCCGGTTCCTGTGTTAAGGTTAATTTTAAGAGCATCTGTTCCTGTTCTCTTAGCTGCTCCTCGTGTTGTGTCTTTTGCTTTTGTCTCTGATCCATACTTTACACCGGCTGTATCATCTGGGTCTAGTAATTCTTTTTTACTAGGCAGCCTTGATTGTTGAATTAAATCAGGCTGTCTTGGTTGAATAGGAGCTGGTGTAGAGATAGGAGTTGGGGGAGCACTTCTAAATATGCACATTAGATTTCTTCTACTATAGATTTTATATATTGTACGACATCCTGTTGACCAGAACGGTACATGATGGAGGCTAAGTCCTCCTTGGGGTGGACGGGATGCCAAGCGAACTTGGTTTCTAGATCCTCTACCAATTTCTGTAACTTTTCTGAATGAAAGTTAAGCGTATTGGGGTAGGTTTGTGTTTGCATGTTCAAAGAACGCTGGCATACGAGCTGCTTTTGTGTCAGAAAACTGAGGTGCTTTACCTTGATACATTAACTGATCGCTCGCATCCAGCCAAAATTTTTTCGACAAATATTTATCAGTATTGTTTTCTGTTAGGGGTTGTAGTACCCATTGTATAGTTGCCTTCCGAAGCTTATCCAAAGAAGAGCTAGGAACAAGCCCCAACTCAGCACATACGAGGCTATTCGTCGCAACGTGTATTTGTTCATCTCTGGATATATCAGCTGATACTGTTCTAAGAGCAGCGTCACCAAGAAAGCGAAACATAGGTA